GTCTCGCAAGCAGGGCATCGCACAGGTGGCCCCCGTCAAAGGCATGGAAGGCTTCAACCGTACAACGCCGGTCTCAGGGCCGACCTTCGTTGATGCCACGGTAAACGGTCGAAAGCTCAAGCGGGGCGCGCGGCTTTGGACAGTGGCCACCGCCACTTTCAAGGCGGAGACCTATCGCTATCTGCGGCTGGAGCGGCCCAATGATGAAGACCGCGCCAGTGGCGTTTCAAATCCAGCAGGCACGATCCACCTGCCGGACTGGGCTGACAGCGAATGGCTAAAGCAGCTGGTGGCCGAACAGCTGGTCACGATCCGCAACAAGCGGGGCTACGCGCGCCAAGAATGGCAAAAGATGCGCGAACGCAATGAGGCGCTGGACACCCGGGTTTATGCCCGCGCAGCCACCTGGATCCTCGGTGCTGACCGCTTCGATGAAAGGATGTGGCGGCAGCTTGAGAAACAGGCCGGGGTGGAGACGATCACGGCGGCCGCCAAAGCCGACACTGACACACCGTCCGAGCCTCAAGCCGGGCGGATCGCCGCCCCGCGCAAGCGCGGTTGGCGGGTAAGCACGCCAAAATACATGGAATAGCGAGTGCGCAATGACCCTCGATGATCTTAAATCCCGCCACAGCGCGTTGCTGGCGGCGCGCTACAGCGGCACGCGCTCTGTGAGCTATGATGGCAAGACCCTGACCTATGGCACCGATGCTGAATTGGCGGCTGCTGTCTTTGATATCGAACGGCGCATTGCAAAGGCCGAGCGCGGCGCTGGGCGGATCTCTCACCCTCATGCCGTGAAGGACCTGTGATGAACTGGCGGCAGCGCCTCGGGGCCTTTGTCGGTGGTTTTGATGCTGGCCAGCATCATCGCCGTCTGCGCGGGTTCCAGGCGACGCGCGCGCATGTGAATGCGCTGATTGCGGCGTCAGGACCCGATATCACGGCACGCGCCCGCTGGTTGGTGCGCAACAATGGCTATGCGGCCAATGCCGTTGAAAGCTGGGCTGCAAATACCGTGGGCGACGGGATCAAACCAATCTCGCAAATTGCAGACGCGGCGCACAAGGAAGAGCTGCAACGCCTTTGGCTGGCCTGGACGGATGAGGCTGACAGTGAAGGTCTGACAGATTTCTACGGGCTGCAGCGGCGCGCGGCACGTGAGGTGTTTCTGGCCGGTGAGGTTTTCTTTCGGATCCGCCCAAGACGTGCAGGTGACGGATTGTCAGTTCCCTTGCAGCTGCAGATGTTGCCCGCCGAGATGTTGCCGCTGCATCAGACGGGGGTGGCTGGCAATGGTAATGCTATCCGTCAGGGGATCGAGTTCGACCGGGTTGGACGCCGTGTGGCGTACCACTTCCTCCGGCGGCACCCCGGCGACAGCACCGATCCAGGGCTGGCGGGCGAAATGGTCCGCGTGCCCGCCTCAGAGGTGATCCATGTGATCGACCCCGTTGAAGCGGGTCAACTGCGCGGGGTCTCAAAGCTGGCACCGGCCATCGTGAAGTTGTTTCTGCTAGATCAATACGACGATGCCGAGCTCGACCGCAAAAAAGTGGCGGCGATGTATGCGATGTTTGTGACCTCTCCCGCTCCGGAAAACCCACTGTTGCCGTCAGAGGATGACGACACGCTGGGCGGGTTTGAGATCAGCCCCGGCCAAATCGTGCGTCTAGATCCGGGCGAGGACGTGACCGTGGGCCAGCCTGCGGATTCAGGGGCGACTTACGAGCCGTTCCAATACCGCACGCTGCTGCAGGTCGCCTCGGCGCTGGGCATTCCTTATCCTTATCTGACCAATGACATGGTGAAGGGTAACTTTTCGAACTCACGCCTTGCACTTATCGAATTTCGGCGCCGCGTCTCAGCCTGGCAGCACTCGGTCATGGTCTACCAGCTCTGCCGTCCCGTCTATGCGCGCTGGATGGATGCCGCCGTAATGTCCAGCGCACTGGACCTTCCCGGCTATGAGGCCGACCGGTCACGTTTTCTTGCGGCCAACTGGCTGCCCACCAAGTGGGATTGGGTCGACCCCCTGAAGGATGCCAATGCCGAGATTGCCCAGATCGAGGCGGGCCTCAAATCCCGCAGCCAAGCCATTGCCGAGCGTGGCTATGACGCAGAACAAGTCGACCGCGAAATCGCGGCTGAGCGAGCCCGTGAGCGATTACTCGGCCTCGACTTCCGCCGCCCCGGCTCGCCCGCACAAGGCGTGCAGGCTTTAACAGGTCCGGATGAGGATGAGGGCGAAGACACCGACCCAGAAGATGAAACCGATGACGCGGGCCGCCCGCGCAACACTGAGGACCAGACCTGATGCTGCATGCCCGCATTGCTGCGCGCGCTTTCAATACGCCGCTGCTGGTTGAGCCCTCCAAAGCCATGGCGTTTCTGTCTGGCCTTGGGCCCCGTATCCTTGGACGCAGGGTCGAGATTGGTGACGGAAACGGCGGCTTGGAAAGCACCGTCGTCCCGCCAGCGCGCGCCAGCATCCTTGCCGGTGGGATGCTGGACGATTACCGCCAGCATGGTGAGGCTCCCTACCCAGTGGTGGATGGTATCGCCGTGATCGAAATTTCTGGCGTGCTGATCTACCGCGGTGGCTGGATCGGACAGTCCTCGGGCCAGACCAGCTATGAGGGAATCGCAGCTCAGATTGACGCGGCAGCAAGCGACTCGTCCGTGCGCGGCCTTGCGTTGGAAATTGACAGTTTTGGGGGTGAAGTTGCGGGGGTATTTGATCTCGCAGATCGCATTCGTGCAATTCGCGCCAGCAAACCCGTCTGGGCTTTTGTAGCAGAACACGCCTTCTCAGCTGGGTATGCGCTGGCGAGCCAGGCTGACCGCATTCTGCTGCCACGTACTGGAGCCGTTGGCAGCATCGGTGTCGTCGTGATGCATGCCGACCTTAGTGGCGAGCTTGATCAGGACGGTGTGCGCGTGACTTTGATCCATTCAGGGCGGCATAAAGTGGATGGCAATCCGTATCAGCCCCTGCCTGACGCCGTTCGTGATGACATCCAGCGCGAGATCGATGTGCTGCGGTTCCTCTTTACGGAGACAGTCGCGGCGGGACGTGCGGAACGGTTAAGCCAGGAGGCCGCGCTCGCGACCGAAGCCACCACCTACCGCGGGGTAGACGCTGTCGCCGCAGGTCTTGCCGATGAGGTGATTGATCTGCAGCGCGGCTTTGCCGCCTTCCGACAGCGCTTAGCAAACAGCCCAACGCCGACCCCCGCGCGCGCATCTCGCGCGACAGCACTCCAGTCCCGCAAACCAACTCAACCGAAAAAGGAGGCACAGATGGCCGCCCAGACTGACACTAGAGACACCACAAACAGCATTGCAGAGAATGATGCTGAATATACCCTACGTGAAGAGACTGCCGATGAGGCAACAATTCCGCAGGATGGTCATTCCACCGCCGGTGAGGATCAACCTGCCGCCCCGGTTACGCCCCCTGCGGCATCCGTGCCGCCGGTGTCGAACGCAGCGCAGTCGAGCAATCTGGCTGAACTTTCGGCAAAACTGCGCAACGAGGCCGCAGATATTACCGAAATCGCAGCACAAGCTGGACGGCTTGGCGTCGCAATAGACGCTGCGAAAGCACTCCGCGAAGGCACAGCCCCCGAGGCATTGCGTTCGCTGGTGTTGCAGCGCGCCGCCGCTGCTGCCGATGCCCGCGATATTGTCGCGGCGCCGCCATCACCTGTTTTGCCCCAGACCGCCGAAAGCCCCATCGTGGCCGCCGCCAAACGCGCGGCCTCTGCAGGTGCAAAGGGCTGAAACTCCCTCTCATCCCTGAAACCCTGCCACCTGAACCCCCGCCGCTCCTCCCCAGCGGGGATTTCTTTTGCCCAAGAACCCACAAGGATCCCCGACATGACCGTCCTCAGACAGCCCGCCACCATGGGCGATGTCCTCAAATATGAGGTCAACCCGAACTTCACCCGCGAGAGCGTGACACTTCTTGCGGGCACCAACTATCCCGTCGGCGCTGTTCTTGGCCGCATCACCGCCAGCGGCAAACACAAGCTGGCAACTTCGGGCGGCTCAGACGGCGCGCAGACGGCGGCCGCCGTGTTGCTTTACGCAGTCGATGCCACTGATTCTGATGCCACTGGCATTGTCATCGCACGCGGCCCCGCCATCGTCGCTAAAGCCGCTTTGGTCTTTGATGACACCGTAGATGACGCGGCCAAAATTGCTACCAAACAAGGTCAGCTGGCTGCGCTAGGCATCATCCCACGCGACACCGCCTGATCTGGCAACCTTTAGCTGCCAAGCATCCCCCCTGACATTTTTCCCTGGAGTTTTCCCATGACCATCACCCGTAATCCCTTCGACGCGGGCGGTTATTCGCTCGCAGATATGACGCAGGCCATCAACATCCTGCCCAACCTCTACACCCGTCTTGGCCAGATCGGCCTGTTTCGCTTTGAGGGTGTGTCACAGCGCTCCATCGTTATCGAACAGCGCGAAGGGGTGCTGAGCCTGCTGCCATCCGTGCCACTGGGTGCGCCCGCCACCGTCGGCACCCGTGAGCAGCGCTCCATGCGATCCTTTGCGCTTCCCTGGATCCCACATGACGACGTTATCCTGCCCGCAGATATCCAAGGCATGCCAGCCCTCGGCCTCTCGGACGCAGCCGATCCGCTGGTCGAGGTGATGAACCGCAAGCTGACCCTGATGCGCCGCAAACATGCCCAGACCCGCGAATATATGGAGATGAACGCGCTACGTGGTATCGTGAAGGATGGTGCAGGAACCACACTTTACGACTATTTCACCGAGTTTGGCCTCGAGAAGATCTCGATCGACTTTGTGTTTGGCACTGCTGGCACGAATGTGCAGGGCAAAGTCCGCGGCGTGCTACGCGCCATGGAGGACAATCTGCTCGGCGAGACCATGACCACCGCCCATGCGCTGGTGAGCTCGGAGTTCTTCGACAAGCTGATCAGTCACCCCAAGACTGAAGAGGCCTACAAGTTCTTC